GTCGCGCCAGTAGCCGTTACCGTAGCAATGGTAGTACCCGCCGTAGCCGAAGTAGGCGAAAGCGCAATAGTAATGGTGTTATTAGTACCCGCATTGAACGCCGTAGTAACATCAACATTGATATTATCAATGTAAGCACCAGCTGGGATAATAACAATACCAGCGGGGCTGGCAGCGTTAGTCTGCGTATAGCCTAGGTTAGAGTTCGCAGTGCTGTTGGTATAGGCAAGCGAACCAAACTGGTACGCATCAGAAACACCCATGTTTCTGATATACCCCGCAGTCGTACTAAACTGCGGGTTTGTTTCTTTCTGCGTCCCAATCGCAAAAGGACCAAAATGTTGCGCAATGTTGCCGATTGATCCAGCCATTTACTACTCCTGATCTTTACGCAACGCCGAAGATGCCCAGCGGGTCGCTCCAGCCGAAGCTGTAACGCTCGCGGCTCTTGTAGCGCACGTTGCCGGTATCAAAGTCTCCATCCATTGAGTTCTGGAGCGGGGTACGCACAAAGTGCTTAAGCCCATTCGGAACATCCGTCAACAGGTACCAACCGTGGGTATCCGTGAGGAAGTGGTTGACCTTGAAGCCTTCCGGAATGGCGCCCATCGCCTTCAGCGCATTGATATCATTATCAGTCGTACCAACACGAAGCTCGGTATCCAGAAGCCGCTTAGACACGAACATCTGGTTCGGCGGAACCACCAGCTTACGCGGCTTGCCCGCGATCAGCAGTCCGCGCTCATCCGTCCACGCGGCAATCTGAATAACGGCGGCTTCCAGCGAAGTCTCGTTCAGATCCGGAGCAGTCGAGAACGTATTGGAGTTCGTTCCGCCGTTGACCAGCGGATGAACCGTGCTAAACAGCGAAACACCATCACCACCAACCGGGGCATTCGGAACAATGCTGAAGCCGTTATTGATAATGGCCGCAGCCTTTACTTGCTTGGTATAAGCCATCGCACGCGCAAGGGACTTCGTATAGCGCTTCGAGAGACTATCATAAAGATTATCTTCGATTGCCTCTTCCGTGATCGAGAATCCTAGAGCAATCGTCTCGTGGTTATAACGAGCGGTCCAAGCTTCCTGCGCATTGTCATACGCAATAACCTGACCTTCGTTCTTTACGGGAGCCGCATTGAACCCCGACAGCTTAGTCTCTTCCTCGAAAGAACGCTCGGAAGTCTCTACTTCGTAGATTTCCTTATGCTCTTCGCCATAAGTGGCGTATTCCATGCCGAACAGCGCGTTCAGGCCGGGGAGCAGTTCCTTAAGAAGTTGTGCGCGTGAAATAGCCATTTATAAACTCCCTTATGCGCCAGTCGCGTTAAGATAAGCGTGATACCCAAAGTTCCAACCGACAACCACTTCTGGATACCCGACGAGAGTAATAGTCGTGCTGGCGGCTAGAGTAATGGCCGTATTCACCGTCAAAGTACTGCCCGACACGCTAACCACCGTAATGAGGTTAGACACGTTGGCACCAGTCGAAGTAGACGCCGTGCTGATCAGCTGCATACCGGGGATGATACCCAGAGCAGCCGAGGCACCGGGGAGCGTCGGTCCATAAGTACTAGCCGCGTTTACCGTAGTAACCGTGGTCGAAGAACCCGCCGTGCTGGCCACCGCCGTAAAGGTAATCGCCGTATCCGGGATCACCTGAACAACACGGAACGGAGCCGAAGTCGTCAACCGGGCGCCGGTACCCGTACCAGCCGTGGTCGGGATATTACCCGAGACACCCATGGCCGAATCGCCAGTCGTGGAGCTACCCGCCGTACCCGTAACCGCGAACATGTTGGTACCGACGTAGTAAGGATTCACATAACCGACCGTCTGCGACGTGTTAGAAATACCACCGCTCGGCTGAGCGATGACCGCTACGCGAAACAGCGCCTGCGGGTCATCAACCACGTAAGCCACCGCATCCTGCGCAGCCGTCGAGGCTGCCCAGAACTGGTATCGGTTTTTACCAAAGATTGGGCCACCAGTCGTGGTGTATTCACAGCCCTGAAAGATACCCAACGTTCCAGCGACAGCAGAAGTAGTCGCCGTGGTCATCGAAGTCTGGATAATGTTACCCAACGACGTAGACGTGGCACTCATAGCTACGATATCCCCGTAGCTAAGCTGCGTACCATAAGCACTCTGAATGGGGAACATACGGGTAGACCCCGAATAAACTCGCCCACCAACAAGGTTATATGGCTTAAAGCCATAAGGGGCTGCAACGTATGGATAACCCATTTATATACTCCTAATTACTTGCCTTTACCAAACGACGTAGTGGAGCGTCTTTCTGTGAACAGCGGCATTCTAGGGTCCTGCTGTCGCATAAAGCTGTTATCTACCGCGTCAATCTGTGCATCGGACTGCTTCTTGTAGTACAGCTTGCGTTGATCATCCATCTCAGCAGGCATCTTACAAAGCAACAGTCCACCAATCTCAATATTCCCTTTAAACCGACCATTCGGGTCCGCTAGACCCGCAATCTCAGGATGATCCGCCGCCGCGCACGGTTCCCATCCTTCTCGAAACTTCGCTGAGGTATTGGTGGGATCATTCTGACCCATCAACGCAATCCTCACCCATCTGAACCGCCAGCCTTCTACTGGGTTCGGGTCTGGCAGCAACTGCGGGGGTTTCCACTCCTGCTTGCGTACCGTAGCTTCCCGACTCTCAAGTTCACGTGCAATTCTGTTCGTTGCAGCATCAACCATTGGCATTCTCCGAAAGTTTCAAAAATTCCCGCGCATACGCTTCAGGCGTAATCCCTAGTCTCTTAGCCAGATTTGCCTGACTTACCGTCATGCGTACCTGTTTTGGCGCAGTAGACCGAGTTACCGGCGTAATATTCGTGGGTTTGCGGGGAGTAGGTTCTTTCTTACTCTCCGGGGCTTCCTCGTAGTTCTCCGGGAAGCGACGGCGCATTGTGGCGTCGATTTTCTCGAAATACTCATCAGAGCTGGGTGTTACACCCGCCTTAACAAGCTTTTCGTGCAGACCTAACGCAGCAGCCGTGGCTTCTTCGTCACTACCGAACCAAGCGTTCTTTGCTTTCCAAGCCTCGGCTTTGGGGTCCGGAGCTTGGCGACGCTGAGGTTCTTCAGCCTGTGATGTAGCTTTTACTACATCTTTTTCTTCCTGTAAAGGGGTAGTTGGCCGATAACCTTCAACTTCCCGCATTTTAAGCTTCGCTTCAGTCATTAATTCCTGAGCATTAGTGATTAGCTCAGCATCACCTGACTCATAAGCAGCTTTTAGCTTAGTTCTAGCGTTATCCAGCTCGGTTTTGGCGGCTTTCGTTACCTCGGTAATGAAAATCTTCTCGCCAGTACCCAAACGCTTCTGAAGTTCTTGAATTTCCTTGTTTTTTGACTCCGCGAACCTAATAGCTTCGTTCTTTTCACGCGTTTCAGCTTCCTTAGCACGCCGCTCATCGTGCCAAACCTTCTTTAGCTGCTTAATTCGCTGCTGAACCTTCTCGCCATACTCAGTAAGATCATCATTATCAAGCTCTTCCTTGATCTTATCGGGTAGCGGGGCACGGTTTCGGTCTTCTGGAGGGGCATCGTCCTCGATTTTGATCTCGATTTCGTTGTCGGCGGCCTTCTTCTGGGGGCCATCAACGCCTTCTTCGTCAGGAAACTTGTAACTCTCAGCCATTTTTATCTCCTTAGCCTGCGCGGGTAACGCCGCGTGGGTCGTCTACAACTGCATCAACGGTGTCATCGTTGATGATCCGGAACTCATGACCGTGAATTTTTACTCTAGTGCCCTGATAAGCCCTAGTAATAATAAAATCACGTTCCTTGCACCAAGGCCCGCTGGGGAACTTAGCCTTATCTTTATAAGCATCAGGGCCAAGCTTCAGAACAAACAACACAATGGTCGTTTGCTCCTCTACACGAGCTACTTCACTCGGTTTTACCAGCGTATCGCCAAACTTATCATCGGCCTTGGGAACTGCGCAGAGTATTTTGTACCCTGTGGGGGTCGGTAATTGCGTTGCGGTCTCGTCGGTCATAAATCCTCTAGTCTTTTGTGGATATTCTCTAAAAT